CTGATCACGCCTTAACACACGGCTGCGAATAGATCGCCAATGCCTAGTAGATCCAGTAGATCGTAGAGCTGACTTACTCATTAATACCAACCCTTAATCTTATGATGTTGTAATGCTTTACAAGGTTCATCATACCTGTGTTTTATATAAGCCAATCCTTTGTCAATCTGTTTAATAGGATTCTTTTCTTTAAGACCTAATATCTGAGGAATTCCAAACGCACTTGACTTAGGGTTTTTAGCCTTGTAGTTCCATCTACTTTCTTTATGCCATAACTCATCTAAACAATAGAACTCAGTAAATGAATGATTAAGCTCTATGAATGCGTATTGCTTTAATGTATTTACAGACCAAGATTTAGCAACGGAATCATCTTTTAAAAGGCTTATGTTCAAGACTATGAACAGAGGTATCACCAAACCAAACCTTGCGATCTTTCTGCTTCGCAGATCGCCCTTTCGCTCTGAAAGCGAATTTGCGTTTAAGGGTAGCATACCAAGTCAAATCAATCGGCATAACCGCAGGTCAGACGGCATGTCAAGGAAAGGAATAATTTGGTCATCAAGATCAATCCAGTTTTCATCGTAGCCAATTTCGCTCATATTGACATCCATCCTATGTATTGTGCATCAGGGTTGTCTAACAACCATTGCTCACGCAGCTTGTTTTGGTAAGCCCAATTTATTTGATGCGTCATTTCATCATGGTTATTGCACATGTATGACACTCCTTGTCTAGAAACATCCAAGATCCGCATTTATTGCAGCGCATTACAGGCTCTTGCGTATCGTTAGCCTCAGCCATGTTTTTTGTGCCAATAGAACAGCATTTGAGGCATTGATAAACTCTAAAGCCATCAGATTCTGGGTATCCATCAAGCCATTGGAATTCAGTATTGGCTGAACAAAAGTTGCATCTAAAATTAACCATCTTTACCAGCCCATCCTGTTCCCTTAAATATGCTTGGCACAGCTGTAAAGACACGCCTTAAAGGCTTATTGCATACTTGACAATGAGGGATTTTATGATCCATTGGTAAATCCAATACAATCAATGACCCCTCACCATCGCACATGTAATCGTAATTAGGCATGATACGGAATTCGGTTTATTGCGTGGCAGGAATAGCATCGAAGCAGATCGCCCTCATGAAGTAATCTGTCATCGTTGCATAGATCGCAAGTCACAACTGATGGCTCTACGACAACTCCGTCACCTGTAAAGGTGGCAGTTAATCCTGAGCCATCTATAATTTGTAATTCACCCATTTATTCACCTCCTTCAAAATACCATTTTCCATTAGCTGTAAGTTTTGCCCATTTAGGTGGACATTCTTTCGCTTTACAAACATATCCATAATAAGGTTTGCCTCCTTTAGAAATTCCTTCTTTCAAGATATGACCATGCTGGCATGCAGGTGGCTCATTTGGTATTGCTGCACCAATCTCGGCAACGACATCACCAACAGACCAAGCAACAGGTTCAGGCTCTTTCTTATCAGCTGCAAAACTATCCCTCAAGATCGTTTCAATTTGTGCTGACTTCGAGCCGGGCTTGCCATACATATTTTGGCGGCTTTCTAGCTTCTCCTTGAATGATGGATTGCTTTCAACCTTTCGCATGTCATCCTTTGTAGCGGTTTTGTCAGACCCTTTCAGTAGAATGATCGCTCTACCTAATGCGCTTGTCGCAGTATCCTCAACATAAAACTTTTTCATATTTTGAATATAAGTTTCCCGAGATCCGAAAGCCACATTGGAAACTGCCGGAGCAGCATCTTTACTATCTCTCCAAATAGTTGCTTGGATCAAAATAAAACCCTTTTCAGGATCATGGCTTATCACCGACAAATCTGATCTAAACATTGGGTAATTGCTAATCAGCCATTTGTTAAGAGTTGCCACATCCTCGTAATCCTCAAGATTGAATGCCATTATTAATCCTCCCAGTTTTCGTCTTTGACTGCATCGAGCACGGTTTTATAGACAGACCCATAGGCAATGAAGTCCTTGATACTGTCCTCATGGTCTGGAGTTTCACTAAGCCGAGAAACCTTGACGAGTGCCATACATAATGCAGCTTGGTGTGGTGTGATAGGGAAATCGAGATATGCAGACCAAAGACCTGCAATTCGTTTGTGGTTATAGTAAGGATGTCCGTACACACTTCCACGCTGTTGGATTGTAGTAATGACCTCATCAAATAGCTGCTCAGTTTTTGTCATAATCAAAAACTTCATCTGACTGCTGCTTAATAGTGATCATTCTGCGGTGCATATCCCAACCCGTTGCACGACCACGCCAATAGCCCCGATTGTAAATTTCGGTTTGCCATAGATTAACTGCATAGGCTAACAAGCCCGTTGCTATCATGAACCATAAAATGGTGATTCCATTGATTTTCATACTGCTCCCTTTACCCACAGCGTTCGTGTGGATACAGAAAGTATGACCTAAATCAAGGACGCTTGGTTATTTTCTTTCGGAGTGTTGTATAACGATTAGATAACGCTAATATCCTCAAAATCATCGATATGGTCATCAATCGTGCGTTCGTGATAATCGGTTTCAAGACCCATAAGACTTTCCAAGAGCTGTGAAACTGCCATCTTTGTTAATTGGGATCATCTGCACGCTCATATTCTTGCCATCCCATTCCATCAAAACTATGCCCATTTGCCAGTTAGCCAAGCCCTTAGTATAGGAGGCTTTTGCCCTGTTCATAAGGTTGCCTGTTTCAACCCCGTAAAGGGGTCTGTAAGCCCCGTAAAGCCCCTCTGAGTAGGCAGACATACCCAACCTATGGGTGTGACCACAAACCACGCTCTTTCCTGCCTTCTTGGCAAGATTCAGGGCAGTCTGTCCAGCGTTGGGATTCATGTTGCCCTCATCCCCATGCGCTAATATCCAATTTTTTTCAAACTCAAAAAACTGCTTGTGGAAAGTTATGCCTAAAGAATCGAAATCCATAAATTTTGCATACTGCAATTCTGGAAGTGAAATCATTCCCGGAACTTTTAATAAAGTGTTATATAAGCGATCAGTATGATTAGAGCGGATAATATGAGCTTCTCGGCTGTGCTCTGTGAGAGCCCAAAGGATTTCCTGAGTAGCTGTGCGGTCGTCATCCAAAGTTTGTTGATAAGCCAAAGGTGTTTTTTCAGCCCAACGGCTAATGGTTTGAAAGTCGATCTCATCGCCAACGCATAGAACGCTGTCAAATCTTTCACGCTTTGCCAACTTGATGACATTCTTGACAGCTGTTTCATGATGGTAGGGAATTTGCAAATCACTTATTACTAAGTATCGCTTAATCGTCATCCTCATCGTCAGTTGGATCTATGGAAGGAATGATCCCACCATCGCCTACGACCCAATCAGGAAAAGTCTTATGTTCAGTCATAAGCCAGAAAGCATGTTCAGGCGTAAATCCTGCTTTTCTAGCTGCTTTGTAACATTCGTGCAAAGCCAAATAATGCTGATCGATCTTGCTTAATGGCTCAGGAGTTTGGCGAACGACACGACGATTGATCTTTTTGCGTTTGATAGGTTTTCGAGTGTTCGCCATAATTAAAATTATCGCTTACTGATTAAGACAAACAGATCATCGACACGCTGTTCAAGTCTTGTAATTTGATCCTTAATCGAACTTCCAGAATTGGGTTTTAATTCTTGTAAATAGGATTTAATAACCCAGCGCAGACCCAGCAACAAACTTGTTAATATGGCGCATACGCCAACGGCTATACCAACCCATTCGTTGGCTGTCATTTCGCATTAAGTCCGTAATCGGCTTCGTTGCCAGAATTAGGATCTAATGCCTTGACAATAGGTGCAACTAATGCACCAGCAAGAATTGCAAATTCTGGTCTGATGTCAGCAACAATTGCCAATAAGACAGTAATGCCAGAGGCAGCCACAGCTCTTAAATATGACTTAATTGCAGCCTTGTGTTTGTTTGATAGTTTCATGCGTTGCCTCCTAGTAGTGGGATGTGAAAAAAGTTCGAATTTTTATCTTGATCTTTCTTGAAACTAACATGGATGTGGTGCGCATGGGGATTACCCTTATATTTGCGCCAACGCCACCCAAGGATCGGTGAAGCAATTTTTGACTGATGTATTACATAACTGATGCGACCATTGGTTTTCCCATATGATCGAATTTGATCTGCCAAATATGCTGAAAGCCCTTTGTCGTCAGAAAGCCGAGCGTCAATATCAATTGCTCGCACGCATCCGTTTGTGTCTGGGTTGTGATCGCTCTTTCGTGCGCTATGTCTAGCATCACCAATCCACCCATCAGATTTGCGCAAACGCTCTGGGAAGGAATCATCGATCTGCTCACGCAACTGCACAGCTGCTTTACTCAGCCAAGGTTTCAATTTCAACCCATTCTAAATTTGTTTCATCCCAAGACCAATCACCTTTACTTGGTTTTTCAACTGGTGGTTGCCAATCAAAGTTTTGATCTAGCGACCAAGATGCAAAAGGTTGTGGTGCAATAAATACATCTGCAATAGGATCATAAGAATATCCAATACCTGCATATTGTTTTCTTGAGCGATGGTTATAACTTGTTTGAATCCAAGTACCACCAAGATTATCTATTAACCATTGATAGCCTTCATCACCTGCTGGATCGTTATTGTCACCAACTGTTACACGGATAACTTTATTATTATTATCAATTTCTGCCCAATGGCTCATGGTATATACCTCAAAATTACGATTCCTGATCCGCCAAGTCCACCACTTGCGACAACACTTGTATTACCTCCGCCACCGCCTGAGCCCGTATTTGTTTGTCCATTTGCACCAGTGCCATAAATACCAGCAGGCACTTGCCAATCTCCGCCAAGTCCACCGCCACCTGCTCCACCTGCTCCACCCGGAACAGTTCCAGATGCAAGAGTTGTGTAAAGTTGTCCGCCACCACCACCAGCAAAATATCCACTAGCTCCAGTAGATGTTGCTGTTGCCCAAGATGACCAAGTATTTAAACCATCTCCACCAATTCCACCAACTCCGCCAGTAGCAACAAATCCAGCAGTTCCTGCTCCACCGCCACCGCTGCCTCCAAACATTGTAACTGATCCAAATACAACTCCTTCAACGCCTACCGCTCCTGCGTTGCCATAACCAGTTGCTCCACCATTATTTGTTTGGTTAGAACTACCCGCAGATCCAAGTCGTGTTGCAGCTCCACCTGATCCTCCAGCAGTTCCACTTGTTCCATAATTTTCAGAACCACCATATCCTCCGCCATTACCTTGCACTGATAATGCAGTTGTATCACCGCCATTGGCTCCGTTTCCGCCAGCCCCAATTACTATTGAATAACTTGTTGCAGTTACTGTTTTATTAGAGTGGTAACAAAGTCCACCAGCTCCACCACCACCTCCTTTAGAATATCCTCCACCAGCACCACCACCGCCAATTACTAACATTTCCAAACCTGCACCACCATTTGTTACTGTAAATGTGCCATTGGCAGTAAAGGTGTGATACTTATATCCACCACTTGTAACTTCCGTGCCACCAGATGCAACAA